TGAATGGAAAGTCGGTAGAAGAGTTTCGCAGCATTCCGGCGTTTTCCTTTTGTCGTATGATAATAAGGTTCGTGTTCTTCTAGTGTGACCACGGACATTTCTTTGGACAAGAGGGTCAGTTTTCTAGAATCAAACTCATACAATGGATATTTCAACGAAGACGCAAACAATTTATCGTAAAGAAAGGTCTTGATGTAAGGATTATAATTTTGAATACCTATTTTTAACGCAGACCAATAAGGATTGTCTTGGTAAAAGAGACGATTGACCTCAGTGCGTTGTGATTTCTGAAACGAAAGGTATCCATGGGTCGCTAGATACTGTTTCTTGAGGTTTGTAAGGTGTAAATTATCGGTATGACTAAACATAGAATGCACACTATAATTGGACTTGGTCGCTTTTTTGTCTTGTTTGACCGAAACCCCTATCCAGGTTCCGTCGTTCAGTAAAGCGTAGACATCACCTTTCGCTTCCAACTTGTCTTCACCTTTGTTGAGTTGAAGGATCTCTGGAATACAACAGTGTTTTCCAGTGAGACAAACTTGTTGAATATTATCTTCATTCAGTTGTGGATACAGTGCGAGTTCTTTGACAAACTGTTCACTGTAACGATTCACTTGTCTCAAAGAACGACGATTCAGATCCTGTTGATAAAATTCCGCGTCACTGGTCTTATTATAGAGAAGTGGAATAGACCTATAGTCCGACGGTTTGGCGTTTCGTTTTTTCAAGACACATGCAGCGACCCATTCGAATGCATTGAATTCAACCGTTTGGCGCATTTTATACAACATACTTCTTTTCTTTTTTTACATTTACGCTTCTTCAATTTTTAATAAAAAACTTTTCACGATTCTATCTTTCATGATTCTATATTTCACGATTTGACGTAGGTTAAATAAATAGACAATATATATGTGCTGGAACAAAGACATTTCCTTGAATACCTTTATCTTTGGTTATTTTGCCTTGTCTTTTATTTACATCACGAATACGTATACCAAATATAAAACCCCTACTTTTGATAATCCACTCACCTATCTCTTTATGTTTGCGGTCATCAGTATGCAACTTACCGAATACTTTTTATGGAAAAATATTAAAAATAAATCTCTCAATCAATATTATTCAAAAATATCTTGGTTGGTTGTCGTAAGTCAACCCTTGATACTGATGTTTATGATCCCAGGATGGATGAGATATGTCATGTTAGGATTTTATGGATTATTTTCGTTGACATTTAAGTTATTTTTTCCGAAATTTGGAAATGCCGAATTTCACACCAGCGTAGGAAAAAATGGACACCTTGTTTGGGAATGGATGAGTTCTAAAGAACCATTAAAAGACAACTTAATCTATGTTCATATTATTTGTTGGTTATTTTACATCATTCCTTTGTTACTCATACAAAATACATGGTTAACTGTATTTAGTATAGGTTCTCTTTTGTTATCTATCTTTTTCTATTATCGCCAAGGCACATTTGGTACAATGTGGTGCTGGTCCGTGAACTTATTCTTACTTTATTTTATCATTCATATCTTACTCATTCAACCTTTTCTAGAATACAATGCACTATGCTAATGTGCTATGTGAATGCACTATGCCTTAAAATACTTATACAGATAAATGCGAAGTTCATGCTTTAAAGGTTCAGGAATCAGGTCTTTGGGTCCGGAGTAAACCTCGACATGATCTTTGATCACGATAAAGTTCTGATCTTCTTCTTTGATATGATACTTCTTATAAACTTCACCATTTACAACAAGGGTCTTACAAAGAAAGGGTTGAGGTTTCTGGCGGATAAAATGACAACCGATAGACTCGTCAGGATCCAATACTTCCTGTGTGTAATAAAACCACGGGTCCTCTTTCGTGAAGTAACATCGAACCGCATCATTTTCTTGTATATAATGGATGGGTGTATGTTGTTGTGTATGAATGTTCATACTGTCGATCGTATGTGGTGCAAAGTCCTTTGCATGGATCGGTTCTAGAAAATAAAAGGCAGGATCTACAATATAAAATGTAGAGGTAGTCATTGGAATCAACAGAGAAACATGACAAATATCGGGAGTTCCTTCCACACGAAAAATCGAGGGTACGGTTGCAGGTATGACATAGGACTTGACTTTGTAGTTTACTTTCAAATAACGCTTGAGAAAGATAGACAAGGCAATACAATTCCCAGAATTGTAACGCGCTAAAGTTTTTTCCGATGATTTTAGTTTGTAGTGAAGATAAGGAAAGGTAGAAAATGCGATATTTTCATAACAGGCGTAAAGCGCTTCTTTCATGATTTTTTCGTTCATGATTTGTTTTTTCAATACGATGGGTTGTAATTTCATTGTATTTAAAGTATAAAAAAATAACTTAAACCATGCGCAAAAAGATCATAGAATGGTGATGGATGACCTGGATCATCTTCTCGAGACATTACACGAAACGCGGACGATTCCTCATTTACTGTTTTACGGAGAACCTCATGCAGGAAAACGTAAATTGGTAGATACTTTTTTAAGAAAGATTTATAAACCCGATGAATACAAACAATATTGTATGAAAATAGAATGCGCGACTTCGAATGGTATTAAAATGATACGAGATGTTATCAAAGAGTTTGCCAAGCAACAGATTGGAAATCATGTCTATTTTAAAAGTATCGTTTTATACGATGCCGAAAATTTGACCATCGATGCACAGTATTCTTTACGACGTTGTATCGAAGTGTATAGTAAAACCACACGTTTTTTTTTGGTCACTTCAAATCGTGATCGATTGTTGAATCCTATTTGCTCACGGTTTGTCCATCGTTACGTTCCGAAAACTCTCTTGATCAAAGAACCGATTGTCTTTCCAGCGAGTCTAAAAAAATGGTTAAAAGAACCCGACTTTATCCAGGTTGCATTGAAACTCTACAGTCAAGGGGTTTATGGAGACATGCTTTTAGAGTATTTTAAGGATTCGGAACGTTATTGCAAGGTTCGCTTTAAATATGAATCAGTTTGTAAAGAATTGAAAAATGAAGTATGGATCCTACATTATTTACTAGAGTCTTTTTTGAAATAAGCATAAAATAATATGCGTTTTAGTCTTCTTTATTCTTTACGTGAAAATACTATATGGAAGATTATACCTCAAATGTGTTAACGGACTCTAAAAATGAATGGTCTATTCTTTTGATGAATTATCTCACTCCGCATGTGATCGATGGGTTTCGTTCTATTTTTAATGAGTCCGTCCAACTCTGCGAAAAAAGCGATGAACTCGAGAAGTATTTGATGACCTTTCAGAACCTGTTGAGTCGTATTCCCAAGTGGAACAATGACATGATTCGAACAGAGAAAGAACGCATCATGAAACTATGTAACTGTTCTTATTTAGAGGATTTGATGACCTGTGTTCATATCATTCAGTTAAAAATATTAAGTTGTGTTCGCGTAGGGAATGAATCGAAGAAAATTACCATCGATATACCTGACTTTGGATCTTTTCTTCATAAAGTCTATATCAACGTGGCACGAAAACTCTATTCTACCATTTATTTATTTGAAATTGACATTCCTAGTTTAGACATTCAAAAACGAAACCGTGAATTCGAGGTCATTGTGCAGGCGTGTATCATGAATACGATCCGCGACAGTATTCCTGTAGAAACATTACTGAGACAATATATTGATGAATCCACTGAATATGAAGTCCGTCGTGAAATGCCTGAAGAAATGAAACCGAAAGTAGATACGTGTCCAGTTACAGATATTCCTATACCCGTCAAGAGTCCAGACAAGACCCCAGTGATGCAACCCATGCAACCTCTTCCCATGCAACCTATGCAACCTCTTCCCATGCAACCTATGCAACCTCTTCCCATGCAACCTATTCAATCCATAGAGTCAACACCTAGCATATCTATGAACACCAATAGTAATTCAACGATGTCCAAGTCTAGTATATCTTTTAACGATGACTTGGAAACGTTTGAGATTCCAGTCGACGAAGAAACGATCCATATTGGAGAAGATATTCCACTGAATATGTTATCGTTTGAAGATTTAGAGAAATCGCCGGTTGAAATCGATTTAGGAATTGTGGAATTGTAGGGACGAAATGTCTTATAAAATTGAAGTGAATAAAAGGATCCAATGATGATCGATCATGACAAAACAAGTATTTGATTCACCAGATCTGTTGCGCCTGATTTACTCTTTTGGTGATCCGACTCACCGTGAGTTTACGAGAAATCTAAAGATCGAGTTAAAATCGAAAGCGAGAGAAATTTACTACTATTTTCAAGCAAATAGAGGTAAATATAAAGACATTTATATGTATTTGGAAAAACATTCTAAACAGGAAATTGAAGAGTATTTAAAAACATTCAAGCGTTGTTTCTGTTGCACAAGACATTCCAATCAAATGCCCATTTTATCAAATACGAAGGTTGTCATTACAGGACACTCTGTCTTTGAGAACCATCCTAAAAAATGTGATTGTCCTTGTCGTTCTCTATCGCGAAACTTTATAAAACACTTATGCGAATAAGTTTAGAATGAATCCTTTTTTTCGCGAATCATTCTAAACATGGAAGAACTATATCTTGCACTCATTGTAGGTATTTTATTCTTTGTATCCAAACTGATCCTGAACAAACTTCAAAAACAACCCACCGAACAACGTGAATTACGAGACAGTTTATTGGTAAGTATTTTAACCGGAACTGTATTATGGATCAAGAAAACACAATTTTCAGGATTATCTGCCAAAGCACATGTCTTTGTGAACGAACCAGGGTTTTAGGAGTCTATCTTAAATTTGTTACGGATCAGTTCATCTATGTCCATACAGGATTCCTTGTAGGGGTCTAATTGAGCGATTTTATATTTTTCAAAGCATGCGTGTTCTAATTGAGTTTCAGGCACATGCTTGTGCACGATGCGAGCAATCATCTTATACAACTTAAAGTCAGGATAACGATCCTCTCCATTCTTTTTATACAAGACATTGACTCCTGCGTCATCATAGATCCAAGAAATAATCAATTCATAGACCGGAACCTTTTTGAACTTTTCTAGATCTTCTAAATCATCAATGATAAAATCAATGATCGAACAACCTAGACGACACAAATCAAAACTTTTGTTGGGCAAGAGACGTGGTTTTTGAGAATTATAAAAAGGTTCAAAATTATATTGAGTATATGCCATTCCATGCTGTGAGAAACTATCGCTACAAAGAATCTTGTCATTCACGGTATAAATCGACCTACCAAAGTCGATGATTTTATATATTTTTCCAAACGTGGGAATTTTGTAGACTTTCTCTTTGATTTTATAGAATAAATATTCTTCAACCGTATGATTATACATGATGTTGTTGGTATGTAGGTCATTGTGGGTGAAATCAAACAATTCTTGATAGGTATAGAGCATGACAATGACCTGAAACATGGCACTTTCTAGTTCTTCGATACGGAGTTCATTCTTTTCCAACAGATAATCTAGTGTATTCTCACATTTTTCCAAGGTGACTACTTGAGTAGGTATATCATGAATCACCAAGATCAAGTCCATCGGTTCATTCATGGATTCCAGAGTCTCCGATTCATCTTCCCATTCTTCTTCTTCGTCTGTATGACTAATTTCTGAATCGTCGTCAATCTCGTGATCATGTTTAATTTCGCTTAAGTCGTCACTCAAGTCGTCACTTAACTCGTCACTCAAGTCGTCACTTAACTCGTCACTCAAGTTAGATTTAGATTCAGGATTACCTGTCTCGTGTGAAAGTTCGTCTGAAAGTTCTTCCATCTCTAATTGGATACATTCCTCGCTGATCACAATAGGCGATTTTGTTTTTTTTGAAAACACGGTCTCGTCTTTGAAATGGAACAGTGTATTCAATTTTTCATTAAAGTAGTTTGAATCGCAAATGTATTCGAAATCGTCTGCCACATTTATTTCTACATTCTTCTGTATACAAATATAACTATCATACACTTGAATCCCATGCTTGAATCCTTTCTGGTATAGTTTATCCGTGAGATAATAGAAAAAACTGTCTACATAAGCGTAATTATGACAAGACTGGATTGCCTCTTGGAAAAGTCCAACGGGGGTTAGGTTAGCAGAGGGAAGAATCGTCAGATCATCACTCTTGTATTTTCCTATCAAATATTTCACATAATCTACTAACGTAATGTATTTCTTGAAACATGAGATCACCTGATGGGTTTGGTCAAGTATTTCATATTCGTTGTAAGATTTTTTTTCCAGATATTCTTGAATCGAAAATTGTGGAGTGATCCCTAGATAAGAATAAATGGGATTATAGGTAGTTTTCTCTACAAAGTCGTTCATTTCATTTTCATTATACTTTTTTACATAGGAATTTAACTCATAAAAATCATGATTCAACCATCATAAAAATCATCATCCTTTTCATTCGTCCAAATGGAAAGGATGTTCTCTCACTTTATGTTAATGACTTTAGAACTGAAGAAATTCGATATGAAGCGTATCGTGTTCAACAAGGACGAAAACAAAGGACCCGTCATCGTGCTTATCGGGAGACGTGATACTGGAAAAAGTTACTTGGTCCGTGATCTGTTGTATCATCAACGAGACATTCCGATAGGCACGGTCATCTCGGGAACAGAAAGTGCAAATCAGTTTTATTCAAGTCATGTGCCTCCGGTCCTCATTCATGGTAAGTTTGAGACCGAGATTATTGCGAATATCTTAAAGAGACAAAAAAGTGTCATGACCCAAGTGAAGCATCAAATGGACATTTATAAGAAATGCACCATTGATCCACGAACATTCGTCATCTTGGATGATTGTTTGTATGACAGTTCATGGTCTAGAAATGAATTGATGAGAATGATCTTCATGAACGGTCGTCACTGGAAAATTATGCTCATCATTACCATGCAATATCCGTTAGGCATTCCACCCCAATTGCGAACCAACGTGGATTATGTGTTTATCTTACGAGAACCCTATATTGCCAACAGGAAACGGATTTATGAGAATTATGCGGGTATGTTTCCGACCTTTGAATCGTTTTGTCAAGTCATGGATCAATGCACGGAGAACTTTGAATGTCTCGTCATCTGCAACAACAGTTCAAGCAACGAACTTAGTTCGCAAGTTGCTTGGTATAAGGCGTTATCTACCCCACCTTTTAAAATGTGTGCACCTGAACTATGGAAAATGAAATCGAACGAAGAAGAAGAACCTGCCTTTGATATCAAGAAGAATATCAAGCAAAAGATCAATGTCAAGAAGACGAAATTCTGATCTTATTCACAGATTGTAAGGATAAAAAATCATTCGATTCAACCTGTAGGTTTATATTTTTCAGTGGATAGAATTAAAGAGGTCAAATTCATATTTTGAAAGACAAGTCCTGTATTTTTACAAGTCATTCTTTGTATAGGCAACTGATTATCATCACAAGGGAATTTTGTTCCATTCCAAGAATACCATACAAAGGGATATTTCGTTTTATCCTTTAAACCTTTCATCTGCATATTTTTAATCATAATATCTATTGGACCTAATCCTCTAAATTTTGTCTCATCATTATAGTAGAGTTTGTAGTCACAAAGAATCGCCTTCAATAACTTACGAGCACCTTCTAGGGTAATCATATAAGCATGCGTGCACCATATTGATTCAGTCGTAATGATTTCAGTATTAGGTGTTACTGAACAACTTTCTAGTTGATTTCCAATGAAAATAATATCATAATCTTGAGGAGTTAATTTATAATAGTGTTGATACAGATTTTCCCAATCTGGATGAAAAAAAATATCATCTTCAAAAATAGTGGTAAGTTCTATCTTATGATCTATGATATGATTCAATAACTTCATATGGGATAAAAGACAACCTAACTCTCCTTTCCGAATATTATGATCGATGGGGGGGTTTTGAAACAATTCTAACGCCTTATCTACTGCATGTTGATCTTGACCATCTACTGCATCAAATATAGTTATATTTGTATATCCTGCATGTTTAATCGTTTCTTCGAAATAAGATTTTCGGTTACTTCTCTCTAGATGGATCACAAATGCTGGACATTTCAATAGATTCTTAACAAACAATGTTTTGTCTCTAATGGAGTGATTTTGAATGAGAGGGTCTTCAAATATTTCTTCGTTCGAATGACAGATGATGTCCATTATATTTAATACAAAAAAAAATAATAGGTTTAATACTAAATATTTGAATTGATCAATGATCTATTTTTCTATTTCAAATAAATAGAATCTATATGATTTGTGTTCGTAGATCGATGAGTTCCACATAGGTGGCGTAATAAATATCTCCATCGGTCGAGAGAAATCGCTTGAAGCGATTACTTGAAAATAAAATCAAACCAAACGCATCTTCGTCCGTCTTGGCAAGTTTGATTTTATTTCCTACTTTGGTTTCTAGAGGAGTTTTGACAATGATACCCGATTTAATGATGGGTTGACTCGTTTGCAAGGTCTTGTCTTCTATTTTGTGTATGTAGGAAATAGGTTCGGAATATTCTTTTACTTTTCGGGTAAAGCAAAAACAGTTTTCATAAACTTCTACGTCATCGTCCATACTATGCCCTAGATTTTATTTGAAAGTTTCATCCGAAATTGATAGCCTGACGAAGGCGTGCATTGTTGCGATTCGCGCACATCCATCACGCAAAAGGATTCGTCTTGTCCAGAATACATGATACGTGAGACACCAATTCCCTTGAGTTTATCATAACAGTGTATACAAGGTTTGGAATCCATATAACCATTCTGTGAACTCCTTCGCGCCACATACAAATGCATTCGTTTAAAGGTGGCGCGATCTTTGTGAGGATCCAGTTTTAGTTTTCGAATAGCATCGCGTAAAGCGCTCATTTCTGCATGACAGGACATCGGATGACCAATCAATTTGTCTTTGGAATAATTTCGTTCGTGATTGAATCCCCACGCGACGATCGACCCGTGCAAGACAATCACAGATCCGTGACGACTTCTCATTTCAGACAAGGTTGCGTAGTGACTTGCTAACGCCATATACTTCTCGTCTTGCTTGGACATCTAAGGAACCAGGTTGTGATTCTGTTCTTCTATTTTAAAAACTTCAATTTTATTATATAGGATTAGATTTATTCCATCAAGGAATCAAACACAGCACCTCCAGCGTTCGCCAAGAGTCCCATAAAGAAATATTGAATAAAAGGGAGACAAGCGAGTAAACACAACACAATTCCTAAAATTTGCATAGGTTGTAAGTCTTCAAAGGTCTTGGTGCCAGGTTTGTTGTATTTTTTAATCAAATAAAATCCTAAGACAAATAAACTAACACAGATCAGTCCGATAAGTGCCATGGCTGCCATGCCGCCTAATACACCTGAAAACACCATTCCGAAAAACCCTGGATTACCTTTACCTCCGTATTTTGAATTTCCCAATTTTTTCATTCTCGCCATTGTTATAACAAAAGAAATTAAGATGAATTCCTAAAATAGTTTAATGAAAATAGGTGTTCTGATTCCCTGTACGTCTAAAGGAAGAGAGTGGTCCACGATTCGTGATACCTATCTTTTTCATTTTACGCTCAAAACATTTATCGCAACCTTGTCACCGGGTCACACCTATTTGTTTTACATCGGTTACGATGCCATGGATCCCATATTTTCCAAACGCGAAGAACACGCCTATTTGACCATCTTTAAGACCTTTGTCTCGTTTCGATTTATCGAGATGACTAGTACACCCGGTTATCTCACCAAAATGTGGAATCATTTATTCCGCGTCGCCTATCAGGAGGGGTGTGACTACTTCTTCCAATGCGGAGATGATATTCTTTTTAAAACTCGCGGATGGGTCGACGAATGTATTCGGGTATTGCAACAACACGGAAACGTGGGACTGACAGGTCCTGACAATCTAAATGGACGGATTCTAACCCAGAGTTTTGTCTCCAGAAAGCACATGGAAATTTTTGGTGAATATTTTCCGGAAACGATTATCAATTGGGGATGTGATGATTGGTATAATTGGGTCTATGAAGGTCACTTGTATCCTTTGAAAAGTCATGTATGTACAAACGAAGGTGGAAAACCTCGTTACATCATCAATCACGACGAAGCATTTGAAACGGACTTTAACAAGAATCTGGACGAATTACGTGAACAAGTGATGCAAATTGCGATTCAAGATCGCGTAAAAATAAAAGATTATCTTTGTCTCTTGAATCTTAACGATTCGGATATGAATCTTAACGATTCGGATACTGCATGAATCTTAACCAATGGTTTAAGATTCGAATTTCCTCTAGACTCAGTAAATTTGCACGAATACATGCATTCGAATAAAGTGTCAAACGATTTTGTTCACAAAACATTATCCACTCCTCTTTCTCATGACTGAGGAATATATTACGATGACGAATATGTGAACTCATAATCGGATATTTGTCGACAATCCCTTTTCGTTTCAGTTCTTGGTATAGGTGAGTAATCAAGTCGCATGGATAATTTTTTTTGAAAAGTGGACAAAATCGGTCTTTTGCTAAAACAAGATATCCTTCCATTTCATAATCAGGTTCAACAAGAACCATAGGTTTGTATCCCAAGGCATGCAATTTACCTGCAAACTGTTTCATCCGGATCGACGGAGACAAGGAAGAATAGTCTAATTTCCAATAGTTTCTAGAGTAAAAGGGTGGGATTCGTTCCGGTTCTTCCGATGGAATATAGTCTAAGATCCGACGGATCAAATCATGTTTATACTGATCAATTCGTAGAAATTGATAGAGTGTTTGAACCCACAATCGTCTTATTGCTCGATATCCCAAACAACGATGGATCGCTTCACGTAACATGGATGGAAAACATACTATATCACGTGTAAGACACGCATCTTGATAATAAAGTTTAGTCCGTTCGGGATCCTTGGACTGTCGACACAGTCCAACATAGGGTGTGATCGGGCGACACGCGCGCACCATGCCGTGTATTTCCAAAGGTAGTTGATTCATTCTGTTCTATGAATTGAATAGGTAAAGAATGAATCAATTTTATAGAGTTAGATGAAATAGGGTTCAAGTTTATTCATGGCAATCTTAACAAGGATTGGATTAGAATCGTTCACGGAAGGTGTAAAATAGGCGTAATCTCCAATAATCATGAACCCAATACAATATTCTACGCCTAATAGTTTGAAATAAAAGGGTATGGTATATCGGACAAGGTGATAGTTTTTATCCAGAATAATGATTTGATGATAATACAATCGAGTGTCTTCATTCAATATACTCTTATCGTGTATATACCCATGAGTTACAATCCAATATTGATTGTTATATTCAAGAGCATGGGTGGAACCTCTGCAATATTTGAAAAATTTAGGCGTGTCCTGAGTAAACGTAATCTTTAATTGATTTTCTTTCATTGAACCGATTTGTAAAGGATACCACTGATAGATATATTGGTCTCCTATTCTAATCCAATTTTTTTCGCGCTCCGTTTCTTCAGGCGGAATCATACAAATATTATTGATGTATTTTTTTTCGTGATAGTTATATTCACCTTGTAGGACTCTAATTTTATCATTGTAAGAATATTCTTGTGTACTCGCAGTATAATACATTTTATCTTCATCTTTATTCAAATAGAGTCTTATATCTTCTAACCCTACCATACTTACATCATTACTGGATATATCCAATGGATTATTCATAAATTCCATCCGTGTAATAGATTCAAATTTATCGTTAAAAAACAGAAAAGCGTTTTTAGTTGTAACATACTTTTCATTTTTCCACGCATAACGCCCGAATTTTGGATCATACGTATAATCTACATATCGAATGTTTGCAAGTATTTTGTCGTCTACTTTTATCAGGGATACAGACGATGGAATAAAATCTTTGGTGAATTCTACATATTCGTCAGGGATCACTAGTTCAAGTGGACGAATTTCACAATCTAAACGGGTGATATAATGTTTTGTATTACTGTATGCCGTTTCTTCACCGTATTCATGACGATTAAAATACCTTACGAGTTGTTTCATTCCATCTATTCTTTCTTTCGGAAAGATATAGTATTGTAAGACACTATTTTCCCATTCAAACATGTATTCATAGATATTTTTTTCAACGAAGAGTAGATTCTCCATTGGATAGGGTATTTCTTTACCTATTAAATAATAATGGTATGCTTTATAATACTGACTCGTTTCTCTAAAATACTTGACCAGTTGATAGATGGGTTCAGCTCGATGTTTATGATATTGATAGGCGGATAACGCCCACTGTTCAAACTTGATTTCATTCTTTAACTTTAAATAACACAACGAAATCATATAATGAGAATACCATACTTCTTCAAACCAACCACCTAATTTGATTCTCTTTTTATAATACTGTATTGCCTTTTCCGTATCTCCATGGTCTTTATAACTTTGCGCCAAATAAAAATAATATCTACAGTTGGTAGGGTCTTCTAGGATGCCAGATTCTAAGAGTCGTATGTCTCTTTCAAATTTATCCGATTTACTACCTCCATCTCCGACATCCTGTATATAGAGTTGATCTTTGGATAACTTTGTATCGCTCTCCCCATCCCAATACTCGTGGGTCACTCCCATACATTTCCAAGGATAATTCATCCGAACCAAACGAGTGTTGTAATAATCCATAGTAGAGGTAGTTTGAATCATTTTATAACCCGCATGATGTAAAGAGTCTTTGTTGAACTTTCCGATCACGAGTTTCATATCTGCATCTAACAATAATCCATACGTATGACTTAGATCCCAATCTAATTTGTTAGTAAAATCAAGAGTGTTTAAAAAAGATCGGGTTCGATTGTGTCCAAAATTCTTCCATTTATTCTGATAAAGTCTAGAGGGTATCTCTACGGTTTTAAAATACTCGTGGACAATGGATACCGTGCGATCGGTTGAACCTGTATCTGTGATGCAGATACCATCTACCAATCCTACTATACTAGACAAACAACGTTCAATAATCGCTTCTTCGTTTTTGATCATCAAGACAAGGATAATTTTATTCATTGTAATATATTTCTTTATAATTATTATAATTATACGTATATGATACGGAAGATCTTCGTAAATTGTATCTTCTTCCATTGTAATGAAAACAATTGCCGTCGCACTTTTTACAGGAGTCATTACGGGTACCGTTCATTTTACCGAATGTGAATGTGAAGAAGGTCCATGTATAGAAATCAGGGTTCGACTCTCTGGGTTTGAACCAAACACTGTACACGGGTTTCACGTTCACGAGGCGGGGGATTTGACCGATCAATGCATGAGTATGTGCGCGCATTTTAATCCCTATGGGACGACACATGGCGGACCTTTGTCTCGGATCAGACACGTCGGTGACCTGGGTAATTTGCGCGCGAATAACAAAGGAGAGGTAACTCGAACGTTCTACGATGACCTGATTCGTTTGCGAGGGACAAAATGTAACATTCTAGGACGAGGACTCATACTTCATGAAAAAGAGGATGACTTGGGCACAGGTGATGAAGAAAGTTTAAGAACAGGCAATGCCGGAAAACGCATTGCGTGTGCTATCATTGGTTACGCCAAAGAAAATTATAAGAAATAACAAGTATGATTATACTCATTGTAAGATCACATTATTATAGAGGTGCAAATAATTCGTTTAAGTCTCTTCCGTCTGACACCTTATAATTTGTAATGGGTGCCTTACTTCCTGATACATAAGGTGCTAATAATTCGTTTAAGTCTCTTCCGTCTGACACCTTATAATTTGTAATGGGTGCCATAGGTCCTGATACATAAGGTTTAAATATCTCATATAAAAATGTTCCATTTATTTTATAATCGGAAAGAATATTGTATAATGTAACGGATGTAAATGTTCGAATATATGTATTACTTGGAGAATAATTTGGATCCATTCCTGTTGTGATTTTAGTGCCGTCAGGCGATAACGTCAAGAAACTATATCTATAATCAATAAAACCGGGGGAACTGTTAATTATTTTATACCAGTTTTTTCCAGAATCTACAGAAGCATAAATAAACTGGTTATCATAATTAGTCCAGGTATCATAATTTGTAACTTTTCCTGCTATTGCTGCTAATCTAGTGCCATCAGATGATGACGCGAGGTTTAACCAAATGTAAGGTACTTGAGGTTTTCCATCTACGGTTAAACTTTTTATCCAGTTTAATCCAGAATCTATAGAAGTATAAATTGTTCCAGTAGGATTATCAACCCTGATCTCAGGGTTGAACATATTTGATGCTACTAATTTAGTGCCATCAGACGATGACGCGACATAGTTCCACCGTAAACCGCCGGTATACAAAGATTGAGGGATTCCATCTATGTTTATAATATATGGCCACCTTCTTCCAGAATCTATAGATTTAAACAACATATTTCCTATTCCTACTAATTTAGTGCCATCAGACGATGACGCGATAAATTTAAGCGGACTAGGAATGTCTATCGTTTTACCGTTCGTATCAGGAACGACATAACGTATTGGCAAAATCTTTATCCAGTTTAATCCAGAATCTATAGAAGTACAAGTAAAAATTCTGTTTGATGCTACTAATGTAGTGCCATCAGATGATGACGTGATACAATTCCATATAGCGGGTTCTTGAGGTAGTCCATCTATGGTTAAACTCTTTATCCAGTTTTTTCCAGAATCTATAGAAATAAAAATAAACCCACCACCTAATAAATTCATATTAATATAGGTGTTAGATGTCACTGTTGCTAATTTAGTACCATCAGACGATGACGTAAGTCCGCTAAAATAATTATCTTCTTGAGGTAGTCCATCTATGGTTAAACTCTTTATCCAGGTGTCTCCAGAATCTATAGAAGTATAAAGTTTACCGTCGCCTGATTCTCCTACTAATTTAGTGCCATCAGACGATGACGCAATATTTGACAAAGGCCAAGAAGGACCGTTACCGTCAATACTATATATCCTTTCAACTCGTAGTGAGGTAAATACAAATGAAGGGTTAGACATATATAAATTAGAAATATTCTATCATTTTATTTTGATCGAAATTTGAATGTATTCTCCTAAATATTTAATCCTATTACATCACTTTGTCCTTGCGATTGTCTATAAAATAGTCCTTGACTGCAGACAAGCATCGGATCTTTTCCGCCTTATCTTTGTCTAGATGAAAGCAATCCATGCTACACCAGTGACAGGTGAGACGGTATTTACGAATGATAAAATAATCAATCGGACAAAACTCTTTGTCAAACGGCGCATGACAAGAGCGACAAATACTGTATATCATTTTGAAATATTCTTGTTTGACTTGTTGGGTGTGTATACGATGCGTTGCATTGTATTCCCCGATGAGTATTTGAATCTCTTTTGGAAGGAACTGTATTCTTGCTTTCATGGAATCCATTTTTATACTAGTATCACATTTATGGAATGATCTCAATTTTATTTGAAATTACATAAATGTTGAATAAATGTTAATAAGGATTCATTGTATAAGGTGTAAAGTATTTACCGTATTTACCACACTTGGTTTCATCTCGTCTACATAATTCTACGTATTCCAACGTGGACATCCCTGTTACAAGATTTGTTTTTTGGAATGCTTTGCAACGATGAAACGAGGGTTCGTAAAATTTACAACCCTTACACGAGAGAATCTGTTCTGTGTTTGCGGTATCTTTTTCCTTATAAAATTTGCCTTCCATCCCGCATTTAGATTCATCCTCTCTGCAAATCTCTGTGATTTTTCCGTTGAACTTGAGACACACGGTTCGCTGTAACCGAATATCGTAAGGAGAAGTTTCAAAAAAAACACAATTCTTACAGAAATTTGTAAGGAAAAACAGGAATAGTTTCATCTGATGAGAACTAGATTATTTTTTAAACGAATTCTATAATCACATTTTTATCTTCGGGTAATTCCACTAGTCAATGGATCATGAAAAGGATGATTCTTTAAATGGTTTAAATGGTTTATTGTAGAACATGATATGGCATGCTGTATGACCGTGCGCGATTGTGCTCCCTATCTCCCGAGAGTATTTGAAAACATTGATCGATTACGAACGTTGTTTCCTTCGTTTGTCTTGATCGTCGCCTACGACCATTGTGTCGATGACTCCGAGAAAATGTTACGACGCTATCAATCACATGCAACCTTTCCGGTTTATTTACTGCCAAGTGAAACGACGAGTTCCCTACGCACGGTGCGTATTGCAAATGCACGGAATCGTTGCTTGGACAAGTTAGATAAATTGGAAAATTTGGACTTGTCGATTCACTTCATGATAGATGCAGATGATGTGAATGTGAACCCTTGGAATGTGACGTTACTTCGCTATTATCTCTCGAAACCAGGATTGGAAGGGTGGGATGTGTTGACCTTTAATCGTGCAGATTATTATGATATTTGGGCGCTTATGTATCCACCCTTTCAGCATCATTGTTGGGGATTTTATCATAAATCGAGGGAGGTGGTTGACTTTATAAAAAAAGACATTACTCGACAATTAGAAACATATGACTTATTCCCTTGTCAATCCGCGTTCAATGGATTTGCCATCTACAAAACCCCTTTGTTTAAAGGGATACGTTACTCTGGAGAATATAAAGAATTAAAAAAATGGATACCTGACTCTGCTCGTGAACAAACCCTACTTTCACTATCCTCTTTGGGAAATATACGTATAGATGAAGACTATCTTCAAAGTTGTGAACATCTCTATTATCATCTTTCTGCGTCACGTGCCAGGATTTTTATTTCTCGATTTTTTATTTCTTAGATTTATTTCCTTTCTTTTTTGTTACATCCGTTTGCATCACTTGAATTACTTCTGTTTCCATTACTTCCGATTCCATTACTTCTGTTTGAACAACTTCCGATTCCATTACTTCTGTTTGTGAGTCTACATAGGATTTCGTGTCATATTTAAAAAAGGGTATATCTGTACAAACGTCTACAGGAAACTCTACAGGAAACTCTAGAGGAAACTCTACAGGCACATCTACAGGCACATCTAGAGGCGCATCTACAGGAACATCTACAGGCACATCTACAGGAACATCTACAGGCACATCTAGAGGCGCATCTACAGGCACATCTAGAGGCGCATCTACAGGCACATCTAGAGGCGCATCTACAGGAACATCTACAGGAACATCTACAGGAACATCTACAGGAACATCTACAATAGATTCTACAGGAACATCTACAGGAACATCTACAGGAAACTCTACAGGAAACTCTACAATAGATTCTACAGGAACATCTACAGGAACATCTACAATAGATTCTACAGGAACATCTACAGGAAACTCTACAGGGACATCTACAATAGATTCTACAGGAGATTCTACAGGAAACTCTACAGGAAACTCTATAAGAGGTTCTAGTGTCAACACTACAAGAGGATCTAGAGGAAACTCTACAGGCGCATCTACATGAAACTCTACAGGCGCATCTACATGAAACTCTACAGGCGCATCTACAGGAAACTCTACAAGAGGTTCAATCTTAAGAACAGAATTAGATTTGATTATTGGATTCTCTACAGGAAGTTCTGATTGCATTTCCACAAAAGGATTCACGGAAAGATTTGGAAGTTGTAAAATATAATCCATCGTAGTCTGTATGTTCGATACAACATTTGGTTCAATCGTAGGATTTTCATTTATAGAGTTGGAAAGGATAGGCATAGTTTTTTGTATTGGAACCTCTAGAGGTCTCAACTGATGAACCTTTAAAGGTTGACAAGTTTCGTATTTAGAATCGCATATTGGGTATTCTTGGGGCACTTTATCTTCCCATACATCAGAATTACCCATGAAACTGTTTTTGGTTTGATGAAACAATAACATTATTTTATCACGTAAATTTGAAAGAAAAGACATGTGGTATATATAATAAGAATGATAATATTTTTCGTAAAGTGCTATTTTATTTTTTAAAAAAGAATTGTTGTAATGATGATTATGCCTATAATTATCAATATGGATGGTTGAACTTGAGTAACGAATACCTATTTCCTCAGCATTCTTTTCCAAATAATTATATACCTTTTTAATCATTTCTCTAATATCCGCAATGAGAGAAATTGTTTCTTGGATGTCATATTTTTTAAAGGTCTCTAAATCCTTGTAGATTGGATAGGATCTTTTCTTGGGATCTAGTTTAAAACTTTCCTTATAGAATAATTTGATCATCGCGTATAATTTGTAATAATCACAATAGATCCGATTGTTGATAAAAGAATACTGTTCATGGAGTTGTTTTGTTTCTAGATCAAATAACCTAGTTTGAAAATAGAAAGAGTCTAGACCAAATACTTTGGACAATCTATTTTTTTCAATGTATGATTTGTATTGTTTATGGTATAGTTCTTGGGTTTGATGCAATTCTTCCAAGTAAGCAATGACCTCTGAATGCACTTGGATAAACGGAGGATCCATATAGTATATTCCTTTTATTTTTATGAAGGTATAGTATATGGATCATAAGTGGTGTCCAGAACATGAAAATCTATTGTCTGAGTGGGCGGACAAAGCGCTGTGCTATAAATGGTTTCACACCAAAAGTTATACAAAATATCAACGATTACACAATCTATATACGATTCCAGTCATTGTGATGAGCACCGTCACTGGAACTGCAAACTTTGCACAGGAAAAATTATCTGACGAATATAAATTTTATGCACCTATTGTAATTGGATGTGTGAATATTCTGACAGGGATCATTACGACCGTACATCAGTTTTTACATATCAATGAACTGAATGAGTCGCACCGGGTTAGCATGATTTCTTGGGATAAGTTTTATCGTCGTGTGAAAAACGAGTTGGCAAGACATCCAAGAGAACGCGCACAAGTGAATGAATTTATCATGTCCGCTACCGAAGAATATAACCGTATTGCAGAGACCAGTCCTACCATTGACAAAGACATACTTGATCTATTCAAGACTACATTTGATGGAATGTTTACCTCTATCGATACCAAAATATTGTATCAAGAAATTACAAAACCCGAAATCTTGGACAAACTCATCAGTGTAAAAAAAAGTGTATATAAAAGTGATACCAAAACGAATGTTGATTTTAACGTCATGGAAAGATTTTCGAAACGGTTTGTCTTAGAACTGGGGCGATCCCCCACACGTGAAGAACTCATTGACAATCTAACCCATGAAAATATTCGAGAAGAACAAATCGACGAATATATCCAGAAAAAAATGGAAAATACCATGGAAGAGGTATAATAATCCAATCCAACCAAATTGGCTATAAAATATATCCATTATCTATAATGTATGTATGGAGACTTATGGTCCTTGTCTTTCTCATTATCCTTATCTTCTTTACTTATTACAAGAAAGAATCTTTTACAGATACCGTGATTCCGCTCAAACTATTTCAAACGTGGAATACAAAGGTTCTTCCTACCCATATGAGAATCAATACACTGAAATTACAACAGCAAAATCCACAGTTTGAATACTATTTGTTTGACGACGCAGATTGTCTCGCCTTTATCAAAAAGAATTTTAACGAAGATGT